TCATCATCTTCTTCAAATTCTTCATTATTATTTTCCATTTGTGGATTATAAGGTGCATAAGGAACACTAGTATCACTAGTATTTTTTTCAATTTCATCCAAACTTTTTTCAGATTCTAACAATTGCTGTTCATTTTCTATTTTTTTCATCATTTTATCATGTTTATCATCTCTATTTTTTCTTTGTGCATTCATTAAGTGCTCTTTTAATGTTGTCATTTCATCAAAAGCCAGCTTTTTATAATTATTACTATATGACATACTTTCAAAATTATCTATATTATCTTCTGTTATTATACGCATTTGTATATTCATTACTTGTAATTCATGAATTAATAATTTTAAACTATATGGTATTTTAACTAAACTGAAACTTCTTCCATAATGCGATATATTTTTTATTTTAATGTTATTCTCTACTAAACCACTATATTGTATTGGTCCATCAATAAAAGGACTAAAGAATATATTTTGGCTTTCATTATAAACTGCAATAGCACCAGTTTTATTACATATAGCCATATAATATAAATCACCTCTTTCTAACATTGATTCGCTTAAAAATGCACTTGCACCATGTGCAATAACACCATCACGCTCCATTTCACCTATACGTAAACCACCATCATTTGCACGACCTTGAACAGGTTGTCTTGTAAGCATCATATTTGGACCCTTTGCTCTATAATTAATTTTATCTTTAACCATGTGTTTCAACCGCATGTAATAAGTTGGTCCCATAAATATTTTACTATTTATTTGTTCTCCAGTCATACCATTATATAAGATTTCTTCACCATGATTATGAAATCCTTGTTCAGTTAATATTTTACCAAATAAATTGAAGCCTTCATTTTCACTAATAAAACCAGTACAATCACCAAAACCGCCCATATTACAACAAGCCTTACCCATTATACACTCTACTAATTGACCAATTGTCATTCTTGAAGGAATGGCATGTGGATTTATTATTAAATCAGGACGTAATCCATCCTCTGTGAAAGGCATATCGCATTCTGGAATTATTAATCCAATTGTTCCTTTTTGACCAGCACGACTTGCCATTTTATCACCAATTGCTGGTATTCTTTCTTCTCTTATTCTTATTTTTGCAATACGAAACCCTTCTTCACCATTTGTCATATATGACTTATCTACAATACCAAGTTGCCCTTTTTTTGGTTTTATTGATTCATCTACATAATCATTATTTTCTGTAATTTTTGCTTTACCAATAACTATTTTATCATCTGTCATCATAGTATTTTCTTTTATTAAACCATTATCATCCAAATAATTATAATTATATTTTTTATTTTTACGCATTACATTATTTTTTTCAACATTAATAAAAACACTTTCACTATTTGAACCTTCTACTGTATCACTTTCTTCATAACTTTCATACATATTGTAATAGGTTGTACGAAATAATCCTCTTTTAACAGCACCTTCATTTATAAGAATAGCATCTTCAACATTATAACCAGTATAACACATAATTGCAACTATTGTATTTTCACCATATGGTAATTCTTCATTGTGTAAATACTTTAAATATCTAGATTTAATTAAAGGAATTTGTCCGTAATTCAAAACAATACCAGCTTTATCTATTCTAAACATATGATTTGAGTGATATAATGAAACGGCTTGTTTACTTTGCCCGCAAGAAAATAAATCTCTCGGAAACTGATTATTTTCAGGAAAAATAATTTGATTACCCATAACTCCAAATATTAAAGATGGATGAATTTCTAAATTTGTATATTTTTTATTGGAAAATATATCATTGTAATTATTTGCTATTAATAGTGATTCAGTCTCATTTGTATCAATATAATCTATAATTGATTTTTTTTCAACTTCAGTATTACTATTTTTAAAATCATATTTATTGACATAATCATTGCTTTTGTTAAAACCATTTATTAATTGATTCCATGATATAGCTTTATCCATTACTATTTTACTTATATCTTTATTAACTAAAGGTATGCTATCCTTTTCTGTATAAAATAATGGACGACATAATCTTCCAGGGTCAGTAAATAAATATATGCTTTTATCCTTTGTACTATATGATATACTTGTATACAGTGGAATATTTCCCATTCTTCTTTCCATTCTAAGTTCATTTATATTTTCATATAATTTATCAAGAACACCTACAAAACAACCATTTATAAAAACTTTTAAATAGTAATATATATTTTTAACTTCGCATTCTTCCAAATACATTAAATTTAAGTTTTCTCTAAGCCATTGTACTAATAAATCTCTACTATAACCAGTTGTAATAACACACATTATTGACATACTTTTATGCAAACCAATATTTCCACCATCAGGTGTATCAACAGGGTCAATTAATCCATATTGAGAATTGTGTAATAAACGAGGACCAACTACTTTTGCACTTGCATCTAATGGTAAATTTAATCTTCTTAAATGTGATATAAAAGAATTGTATGATAAACGATTTAAATCTTGTACAATACCTAATTTTTTACTATAAGAATGTGCACCCCAATTACCTTTAAATGCCTTCTTGAATCCTTCTTCTACTATTTTATCTTTAAAAAATTCATAGTAATTATCCTCTATAGCATTTATTATATCATTTTCTGTTAATTTCTTCTTCTCCTTTTCATAAAGTTCTTTATCAATTTTGGTTTGAATATTTTTTTGTTGTAAATCATAATATTCTTTAAACAAGTCCGTTATTAGTATACCAGATGTTTCTACTCTTTTAAATTTAAAACTATCTCTATCAGTAGGTTTATCTATTTTTAAAAATACTTTTAATAATGAAAATGCCATATGACCCAAGAAAAATGCTTTGTCTTTAAAACTAAACTCACCTATTTGAGGCAATAAATAATTCACTAATATATCCATAGCATAACTAATATTCATGTATTTTGTAAAAGTAGAAATGAATTTTATACAACCTTCTTGTGTAAATAATGTACAAGCATCATGAACACTTGGAATAAAATATTGAATAAATTCTTTATTTTCATTCATATTTAAAATACAATGTTCAATTATATCGTAATCACTTATTACACCTAATGCCCTCATTACAATAAATAAAGGGATTGGTTTTTTTACATTTGGTATCTCAATTACTATATTATTATTACTATATGTGTTTGATGGCTTTACTATATGCATTTTTAATGTTCTTACTGGTTTTGAAGAATCTTCTGATGCACATCTAACAATTGCACTATGACTATAAAGACTTGATTCTTCATTTTCTTTTATGTAAATCATATTATCAGCAAACTTTTCTTGTGGAATTACAACCTTTTCTTTTCCATCTATTATAAAATATCCACCATTATCATGCTTACATTCACCTAAATTATATTTTAATTCACTTGACATATTCTTTAATATACATAAATCACTATGAAGCATTACTGGAAAACGACCTAATAGTATTTTTTCTAGTGTTATATTTTTATTTATTTTGTTGTTATTTTCATCTATTATTGTTATTTCTATTAAAACATCATATTCTATTGTTATTGCATATGTCATATTTCTTAATCTTGCTTCATTTGGATACATATAATGCATTCTATCTTTATCATAAATTATTGGTTTACCAAAATATAATTTACTTCCGTCTTTACCACCAATATATAAATCACACTTAAACTCAAAATCATCTATATCATCATTATAATTTTTATGAACTTTCAATGGATTTTTTTCATTTATTATTCTAAATATATGCGTGTTAAAAAAATCATTATATGAATCTAAATGATGATTTACTAATGTATATTTATTTTCAAAATATTTATTAATGACTTCCCATGATAAATTATTATATAAGTTCATTTATATATATATGTATTAGTTTTTTTAATACATATATACACTTAATTAATCATTTACATTATTTGTTCTGCACCTAAATATAGCATTACTACTCCTAACATAACAAAAAACATAATAAATGGAAATAATACTAAAAACCATGATACATTTTTATATCCAGCATTACATATTAAATTTAATACCCAAGTAAAAAATAATATATATATTGCTTTAATTACAAAAACTAATAATACACTTGGTACAGTGCATTTATAACTACCTAAACAGTATTCATGTGTTTGTCCGAAATTTTGTATTGACATTATTAATAAAGCTACGAATGAAAGAATAAAATATAATGCAGCTGGTGTACATAAATCGCGAATTGATTTTGGTAATGGTTGAGCCCCCATATATGTACTTTGATTAGATTAATTTTTTACTAAAATGATTAAAAATTATGTTGAAAATGACCCTCCACTGGACTTATATCAATAGCATGGTCTGTTCCATTATAAACATCATTTGTTTCTTCTATTGTATTTCTAACTACATCACCAAATTCTCTTAATGGTAAAGGAACTAATGGATTTAATTTACCACCTCTTAATTTTCTTTTTTTATGCATTGTTCGTTTTTTACTAACAAGCATCTTTCTTTTTTTTGAAACTTTTCGTAAAGTTCTTCTATTTTTTAAGGATTTTTTAAAAGATTTTTTTGAATATTTTGTTAATTTCTTTTTTCTAAATGTTTTCTTTTTATTTAATTTCATATATAATATGTTTATATTTTATTCTATATCTACATGTGTTAATATATGACGACGACAACAAATCTTATTTAGATTTAATTTATCCATTACTTTTCCCTCTGGTGTTTTTTCTTTATTTACTTTAGTTAAATAAACTACTTTTCCCTCATCTGTATTTCCCTGTTCTGTTTTCATTTTTTTTACTTCTTCTTTGTAATATCTATATTTATCTCCTAAAACTTTACCACACGTAAAACATTTAACTGGAATTAACATTTTTTATATTATATTATAATTTTTCTTTTTTAATCAATTTTATTTAATATTAATAATATTAATAATATTAATATTTTATTTATAATTTATTTATAATTTATATATATGTGTTTTGATGCACGTTCATCATTACGTGGATTTTTAATTGGAGGTAGTGCTTCATTATATTTATTATTATTTTCAAAAAATAATACGAATCGCCACATTGGTTTATTTTTTTGTTCGGTTGTTTTGATGCAACTTGCCGAATATTTTATGTGGATTGATCAAGATTGCAAAAAAAAATATAATAATTTTGCATCAAGGAGTGTTATTCCAATATTATGCTTACAATTATTTGCATTAATTTTTGGAGGTTATATTTTTAATACTACAATTTTACCAAAGTATATTTTAAAATATTTAACTATAATTTTTGCTATTTCTTTAATTACCATAATTTATTACTGTTTTTTTTATAATAATTATAATTGGTGCACTAAACCAAACGAAGACAAAAGTCTACAATGGGCAAACTTTTACAAAATAGTAAATAAAAAATTAATTAGTATTTATCAACTTATTTTTACATTAACACCATTTCTATTTAAAGATATTAGAAAAGGTTTTTTTCTATACATACTTGGAGTGAATAGTTATATGTCAACTAGATATAATAATGAAAATACATCAAATTCACATTGGTGTTTTTACTCAGCATTTATTCCAACTATTTTCTTAGCATTAGAGCTTAATGGATTATAATTACAAATCATCATTTAAAAAATTATGCATTAACGTTTCTTTATTTAAATTTTTTACACTTCCAGTTAAAATACTTGATGTGTATAACTGTTTAATAATATCAGGAGGGGCATCACTACCTGTTTTTATTAATCCTCTTTTTTTTAGATATGTCTTCATATTGTTTAAATTATTTTCACATAATAATCCATACTCTTTTTGAATTTTTTCTTTTTGTTTATAACCTTTTAATAAAACACTAATTGTTCTATTTTTCTTTGACCTTCCTAATTTATATTTTCTTTTAAAAGTTTTTTTATTATAAATTTTTAAAGGTTCATTAAACTTCTTTAATTCATTTTCATTTACTTTAATTATTGGTTTGTCATTTTTTTCTTTTAATTCATCTGAATTAGTTGTTTCTCTTGAATCTTTTAATTCCTTTAATTTATTTTGCCTTGATAAAAAATCATCGTTACTAAAATTATGCTGCTCTACTAATTCTATTTTTGGTTTATTATCCATCATTTTCTTTCGTGTTGAATTTAACCAATTTCTATATGTTGGTTTTTTTCCTCCTTTCAAACAACCATATGGTACTTCCTCAAATTTTAATTGTTGTTTTTTTTCACTTAATTCATCAGGCATATTCAAATTAATAGCAGTTGTATTATCTTCATCACTAAAATAGCCATTATAAGACTTTATTGTTCTATTATGTTTTAATTCCTTTTCCCTTTTTCTTTTTTCCTTAACATCTTTTGCAATATCATAACTATTATTTATTTCTGTATTTTTATTTTCAACATTATTATTTACAGTATTATTATTTACAATATTATTTGTACTTACCTTATTCTTTTCAGTATTGTCATTAGCTAAACTATCTAAATACTTCATTGACTCATTAAATTCATCTTTAAATTTATTATCACCATTGTTATTATTTTTTAATGTTAGATTTTTTCTTCTATGCTCTCTTATCTTACTTATTAATGATTTCTTCATCTCATTTGGATTTATTAATTGAAATTCTTTTTTTCTTGTTTTCTTCTCTTTTTTTTTCTTTTCTTTTCCACCAATTTTAAATAAATCTGGATTTATTTGTATACTTTTTTTATTAGAAGACATCTATTTAAATAATATATATTTTTTCATTAATTATTACAAATTACAAAAATATATTTAAAAATTGAATTACAAATTATTTAATGTCAACTAAAATAATGAATAATACTGAAATGGAAAAAAGCTACAATAAAAACGATAATAAAAACTACGTTGAAGATATTGATGAATATCTTGAAACACCATGGACTATTATTGATTCCTATTTTACAGGTCAACATCTTAAAAGATTAGTTAGACATCAACTTGAATCATATAATTCATTTGTTAATTTTCAAATTCAAAAAACAATTGACATGTTTAATCCCGTACATATTTGTTCTGAACAACAATTTAATCATAAACTTAAAAAATATCCATTAGAAATTTATATTACTTTTGATAAATTTCAAATTTATAGACCACAAATTCATGAAAATAACGGAGCTACAAAAATTATGTTTCCACATGAAGCCCGCCTAAGAAATTTTACATATGCTTCACCAATGACTATTGACCTTGATATACATTACATTGTTAGAAATGGAGAAAATCTTGAAAACGTACAAAACTTTCACAAAAAAATACAACAAATTCATATTGGTAAATTACCTATTATGTTGAAATCCTCATTATGTATACTTAATCAATATAAACATATTGATGAAAAAATTACAGGTGAATGCAAATATGATGCAGGTGGATATTTTATTATTAATGGTTCTGAAAAAACTGTTCTGGGTCAAGAAAGAGCTGCTGAAAATAAAGTATATTGTTTTAATGTTTCTAAAAATAATACTAAATGGTCTTGGATGGCTGAAATTAAGTCAGTACCTGATTTTAAATGCATTAGTCCAAAACAAATTAATATGATGATTTCTAGTAAAAATAATGGTTTTGGTTATGGTATTTATATTCAAATACCACGTGTTAAAAATCCGGTTCCTCTTTTCATTATATTCCGTATTTTAAATATTATTAGTGATGAAGAAATATGTAAATATATTTTATTAAATATTAAAGATGAAAATAAAAAAAAAATGTTGCACTCATTACATGCATCTATTATTGATGCAAATAATTATCTTACACAAGAATGCGCTATGAAATTCTTAATCAATAATGTTATGTATACTCCTATTAATATGGATAAAGAATCTGGAGCTATTAAAAAAAGAGAATTCACTAATGAAGTTATACAGAATGATTTGTTCCCACATTGTCATAATGATACACAAAAAATTTACTTCCTAGGTTATATGGCAAATTGTTTATTAAAAGCTTTTCTTGAAATTAGAAATCAAGACGATAGAGATTCGTATTTAAATAAAAGGATTGATTTAACTGGTACATTATTGAATAATTTATTCCGTAATTATTTTAATAAATTAGTGAAAGATATGAATAAACAAATTATTAAAGAAATTAATACTGGTTCTTGGAAATCAAATGAAGATTATTGTAATATTATTAATAAAACAAATATTTATAAAATTATTAAGTCAACAACAATTGAAAATGGATTAAAAAGAGCATTATCAACTGGCGATTTCGGTATTAAACATTCTACTAATAACAGTAAGGTTGGTGTTGCTCAAGTATTAAATCGGTTAACATATGCTTCTAGTTTAAGTCATTCTAGACGTATTAGTACGCCTATTGATAAAAGTGGTAAACTTGTACCACCTAGAATGCTACACAATACAACATGGGGATTTTTATGCCCTGTTGAAACTCCAGAAGGTCAGTCTGTTGGGGTTGTTAAAAATCTTAGTTATATGACACATATATCTATTACATCTGACACTGAACCAATACATAATTATTTAAAATCTAATATTGTTTCATTGGAAGAAGTTCAACCTGAAGATACATATAATAAAGTTAAGTGTTTTATAAATGGTGCTTGGATTGGTATTACAAATGACCCAATTTCATTATATAACAATTTAAAAGAAAAAAAATACAAGGGTATGATAAATATTTACACATCCATAATATTTGATTATAAAAATCTAGAAATACGTATTTGCAATGATGCAGGAAGATTACTTAGACCGCTTTTACGTATTAAAAATAATAAATTATTAATAACACAAGAAATTATTTCTAGACTTCACAATAAAGAATTAGGTTGGGATGATTTACTTACAAATTGTAAACTGCAAGAATCTGTTTTAGAATATATTGACCCAGATGAACAAAATACATCACTTATTAGTTTTGAACCTAGACAGATTTATACAAACAAGTATTTTACACATTGTGAAATTCATCCAAGTACAATGTTTGGTGTTCTAGCTTCATGCATTCCATTTCCAGAAAATAATCAATCTCCTAGAAATTGTTATCAATGTGCTATGGCTAAACAAGCTATGGGTATGTATGTAACTAATTATGATTTAAGAATGGATAAAACCGCTTATGTATTGAATAATCCTATGAGACCACTTGTTGATACCAGGGTAATGAATATTATTAATATGAATAGCATACCTTCTGGTGCAAATGTTATTGTTGCTATTATGACGCATACTGGATATAATCAAGAGGATTCATTATTATTCAATAAAGGCTCTATTGACAGAGGATTATTTCAAGCTACAATATATCATACTGAAAAAGATGAGGACAAAAAAATTCATGGCGACGAAGAAATTCGTTGTAAACCTGACCCATCTAAAACAAGGTCCATGAAATTTGCAAATTATAATAAAATTAATAACCAGGGTGTTATTCCTGAAAATACACTACTTGAAAATAGAGATATTATTATATCAAAAATTATTCCTATTAAAGAAAATAGAAATGACCATACTAAGTTAATTAAATATGAAGACAATAGTAAAACTATAAGAACATTTGAAGAACTATATGTAGATAAAAACTATATTGATAGAAACGGCGATGGTTATAATTTTGCTAAAGTTAGAACTAGAGCTGTTAGACGACCTGTTATAGGAGATAAATTCAGTTCTAGACATGGACAAAAGGGTACTATTGGTAATATAATTCCGGAATGCGATATGCCTTTCACTAAAGATGGATTAAAACCTGATATTATTATTAATCCTCATGCTATTCCTTCTAGAATGACAATTGGACAATTGAAAGAAACATTATTGGGAAAAGTATTAGTAGAATTAGGATTATTTGGTGATGGAACTGCTTTTGGAGATTTATCAATT